TGGTTTGACCGTTGCATACGTTTCGGGAATTAATTCCATTGGACGTTGTAAGTTATATGTAAATCCTGTGTTCTCAACTCTGTCTGACCAAGTATCTCCGTTAGCTTCATGTACAACTAAATAAGATCCTGACGATTTACCATAAATACAGTAGTCAGCCGTGCTTGTTTCTGAAACAGAATTTAGAGCGCTAAAAGTGTTAGTGCTTGGCGTGTTGTTTCTCTCTGTTGCTACAAAGTCGATTGAAACAGTTACAGGCTCCCCAACCTGAGATGAAATATTTAAACCCACTGGATAACAGGAAGCCCATTCAATAGAAGTTGCTGAGGTTGTTTGAACTGCAATAGTAAAAAATTGTCTATCTTTATTATAATTGCTTCTATGAACATAATCACCCTGACCGCTATTTATTTCAGATGGACTTGCAGTTGTAGAACCTAGAAAACCAGCTAGTAACCTGTACTGGTTACCACCGTATTTTAAATGATAGGTTAACCTTACAGTAGGTGATTTAAAACCTTGCCTGATAGCGTTTTTCATAGCCTTACCGCAACCCTTAGAATTAAATTCTAATTGAGTTACGTTATCACTCCATTCAAGTGATTCAAAACACATTCCATCCCCTGCGCCAAGAGCAACTGGGGTTCCATGTGTTGAAGCAACTTTAATACCTAGTTTCGCTTCACTTCCGTTAATTTTTCCCATAATTAAAAACTCCTTAGTAAGTGCTAGACGATTTATTGATTATATAAAAATAAGGCTCGTCATAATCGCCATCATTATCACTATCGATGTATCCCTCCCAACTTAAAGAAACTGGATTATATCCGTCTTGTGTTATCCCTGTGCTTGGATCGCTTACTAATTTCATTGATGGGATATTTAAAGAGAAATTCTCATTAGCACCCAAACCAATAGCGTCACCTGCAACTGATAACACTAGAGCTAATGCAGTTTCATTCTCGTATAAAGTCATAAAAGAATGATCATCAAGACCAGCGTGTTGCGTTTCTAGTGTTGCTGTAAAAAGCCCTGTTCTATTAGGCGCGCCTGTTGTAGCAGTTCCTGTTACTTCGTTTGTTACTTCGTAATTTTTAGTTAGATTTAATGTTACTGTTTGAACATCATAAGTATGTGACGATGGCAAAGAACCTGTTCCAACTGTATTAGTACTAAAAGTTGAAGCTTGATTAAAAACTATCCAACTATCTGCTGAGTCACTTATTGTGACGTTATTTTCTATATAAGAATAAGTATTTGTAGCTGGTGTGTTATTTCTTGGAGTTGTAACAAAGTTAATTGAAATTCCAACAGGTTGAAAACTCTCGTAGGTAATACTAGCTGATACTGGATAACAGGAAGCCCATTCAATAGAAGTTGCTGAGGTTGTTTGAACTGCAATAGTAAAAAAATTAACCGCATTACTATAAAAAATCTTTCTATTATAATCTCCCTCGCCAACATTTGTTTCTGCTGGGGTTGTATCATCTCCTAAAAAGCCTTGTAATAAAGCCATTCCAACACCACCAAACTTTAATTTGTAATTTAAAGTTACATTAGGTGATAATTTCCCGAGTTTTAAATAGTTTTTCATCGAATAGCCTAAACCCTTACTTGAAAACTCTAATTGTTCTGGGTTGTCACTCCACTCGATAGTATCAAATGCCATACCGTTAGCACCTGTAAGAGCAACGGCCGTACCATGAGTAACACCTTTTTTAATTCCTATCTTTGCTTCACTTCCGTTAATTTTACCCATTCTCTAGTTCCTTTTCTTCTTCTATAACTGGTTTAATTTTTTCCTCTTTTTTCCCCTGTAACTTCTCTAGCCATTCACTAGCTAACTCTCTTAGCTCTTCTGGTATTTCCTCAAACTTGTTTTCTTTTGCTAGCGCTTGAATTTCAGCCGTTAGCATTATAAATTTGTTGTGTAATCTCATTTGTAATAACTCCTTAGTTATATTTTAGTCCTGTGTATAAACTTGTAATTTTCCAGCATTCGATATCTTGAATTGAGACTATCTCTGGTAAGGTGTTTTCTGTTTGGCTGAATGAATCAACATTATTTGACCAATTAATTGTTAGCTCTGAGTGAATCAAATCCTCTAAAGCTTCCATTCTGTCTATTGCGCTGTTGTAGTTTAAAGGCTTGTTTTCAGCCTCTAAGTAGTAATTAATTAATACTTGATAGTCATAACCATAGTCGTTTGGATTACCGTTCATAGAGGTAATTTCATAATTGATAGTTCTTAAAACTTGATAAGAATAAAAATTAACTTCCTGATTAAATCTTAAATTGTTCAAATCCTTGTCTGTTGTGATTTCTATGTCATAACTAAATATATTTTCTGTTTGCGCCTGAATTGTGGCATGGTCAAACACTGCGGTTTGAAATACCGATCTTATAGTTGCTGAACTTGTTGACATTTTTTTATCTAATTATTGAAATGAAGCTTGATATATTCTTATCTTCTGCTGTAGGTGTAGTTTCTGATGAATCTTTAAATTTAAGTCTTACACCTTTTAAAATATTATCTGATTGATCGCTGTATAATATTGACCTAGTTGCGTAAGCGTCGTCGGTGTCACGCATGTTATCAATCATAATTAAATGTAACGCTCTGTAAGCTATGGCATCATTTAATTGCACTGGCTCCCAAACCTCTGCCCAATCATAACCTTTTGAATCAAGGTAAACTCTAATATCGTTTTTAGCTTGTTGAATTTTATTTAACTGGTCAGCACTTGAACTTATAGAGTCAACTTTTGAGTAAATTCTTTGTAAATCAACTTCATTAGTCGTAATAGGCGCATGAGTTGCCCTAGCTCTGACCATTGGAAGTAGTCTAATATCTGTTAGTACGTCTCCTGAATCAACTAGCTTATAGTTAACTGCAATATAGTACTCGTAAGAATCTTTAGCGTCTGTAGCATCTGGATCGCTTATAGACGCTATTGTGAAAGTCTTACCGCCGTTCTCGTTTGCATCTGTCCAAGAGCTTACACTCTGCAAAGCTCCTGTTCCTGCCCTTGCATCCGTTCTGCTAGGCAATGAATCATATATATAAATACTTGGCGCATCTGTGACGCTAGATAGATCCTCGAACCCGCCCTTGCCATCTCTTACATAAAAATTATATACAAAAGACTCGCCAAAATTATAATAATTATTCATTGTGAATCTTACCTTTCTTCTCACTCTCCATTTTTTGTGCTAAGTCAGTGTAAGTTCTCCTAACCTCGGTTTCTGTTTTTGGTTTTCCTACTTGCTCCCAGTGCTTAAGCTCACGCTTAACACTTCTTTCTATATTATCCTGCGTTATTTTTTGTATTTTTCCCATTACTTGTACCCTTTTCTTGATTTTCTTGATTTTCTTGAGCCTTTTTAAAATCTTCTTGAATTTTTCTTGCTGATTCTCTTGATTCTTTTAAAAGCTTTATCGTTTGAGACTGCGCTTCTAAATAACTAACAATTCCTTTAATACGCTGATCTTTATTAGCTGATTCTTTAGTTGCTTCACTAAGTTTAAATTCTTTTAATTCACAACCTTTTTTAATTAAAGTTAATAAATAATCATTACAGGTTACTGAGTTGTTTAGAAATAATACTAATGGAACGTCTGAGCGTTGAAAGTAGGCACCCCCTTTAAGAGCTTTCTTACTTCTAAGTCTTTTTTTGGAATGGACGTATTCCATTTTGTTTTTTGGCTGTCTAAGCACAATATAATCTGTCTTACCTCTCTCCTCTAAGTCTTCTAATACTTCTTTCTCTTTTTCTTCGTAAGAAACTTCTCTTCTTTGTTGTGATTCATTACCGTATTTTATTTCTTCTTTTCCCATTTTACCCCTTAAAAAAACAGGGAGCCTTAAAGCTCCCTGTATAGTTTTTATTTATGCATCTGAAACAATCTCGCACATTGAACTATCGTCTAGTTCTCCTGCTTGGTTGTACCCATAAACTGAAATATCATAAATTAAAGTTCCAGCTTTAGGCTCTATCATTACACCAAACTGCTCATTCCAAATTGCACATAAAGCATATTTAGAACAAACTATGCCTGAGTAATCCGCCCCAGAGTTAATAGTTGCGTTATGATTAGAAGCATAAATAGGAATCCCTAAAAGACTTGGAGTAGGTTTTGCGATATTGCTTTGAGCATTTACAACAGAAGAATCATTACCTCCTGAGTAGTATACTTTATCAGTATTTGCTACATCACTGCCTAAATCATTTAGTTGTACGTTATGAATCATACTAACTAAAGGTGCTGGCGCTTCGTTTAGTCCAGCTAAAAAAGCTGCTTGTCTAAATACCCCTACTGTTAAATCAGTGTCAGTAGTTCCAACACTTTGAGATGCTCCAGTAGAAAGAGAAAGAACATCTTTCTCAAACTTATCGTACAAAGCAGACGCCGCCTCATCTCTATGCACTCGCATTTCATCTTCTCTTGAAAAGTCTATGCTTTCTATAGTTGGTTGGTACCTAACTACAGATTTTTGAACTGTTAAAGTAACAGAAGCATCACTTCTATCACTAACTGGTGCTGTGCCTGCCTCAGCTACAGTATTAGCAGTATGATCACCTCTTTTTGCAAAGGTTTCATTTTTTGTACCACCTGGTAAATCTGCAATAGTTATAAAATTTCTTACAAATAGTTTGGATCTAAAAACTGGTACTATGCCGCCTGCAATTGCTTCTGAAAATAGCACAAGATCCGATGTTTGAGTTGTCATATAATCTCCTTAAAATTAAACTTCTCTTTTTTTCAAGTCATAGTTTTTTTTGAACTCATCTTTTTCAATCTGAAATCCGTTACCATCTTCACTGTTAAGTGAATAAAAAAGATCACCTTCTCTGACTCTGTACTCAGGTAATTCTTTGTTAAATTTGTGTTTTGCAAATAGTAAAGTCCTATTTGGCTTTTTTGCTGGTTCTTTTTCTGTGACAGCTTCGTTTTTCTCACTCATAATTTATCCTTTGTTCTTAAGTTCATTCTCCGCCATTTCACGAGATTTTTTTCTAATCTCACTTGCTGGAAGATCCTTTAATGCATTAAAATCTAGTGTTTTCTCCCCCGAATCCGTTCGAGTTATTCCGTTTGTTTTCATTGTTCCGCTGATGGACTTATCAGCAACTAAGCTAGGGTATTCTGCTTTTAAATCTTCCGCTAAATCAGTTACTGTTCTAAGAGTTACGCCATCTTTATATTCTGGTTTTCCGTCTTTACCCTTAACAGCTAAAACCCCTTCTTCTGTTCGTGTTAGCTTTTCTCTTAAGATATTTTTTAATAGTTTACCTGCGTCGGGAGCAAATTCTGCCCCTATTTTATCCCAAGCTGTGTTTACTACTTGGATTTCGTGTAACTGCGTTGATAACTGTTTATTTTTAGCTCTTTCCTCATCTATTGCTTTCTGCGCTTCGCTTCTAACCGTTCCGACTTTTTCGTCAATTAAAGCCTCTAAATCTTCTGGGGATGTTTTTGCTTTTTCTTTTTTTAAATTGTCTAGTTCTTGCTGTTTCGCAAATAAAGTTTCTGGATCGCCATACTTTTGATATTCTTCAAGCTTCTTTTTATAGTCTGTCGCCTCTGCAAATGCTGATTGTGCTTTTTCACGTTCCTTAGCAAGCAATACCTCTACTTCACTAGTTTGTGCAGTAGTTTCTGTTTTCCCTTCTTCCTCTTTTCCCATTTTTACCAATTCCTTATAAAAGTTTTTTTAATTCTTTCTTCTATTTTTTTTCTGTCTTTGTCACTTAAGCCAAAGAACCTAAATCCGAGTTGTAATAAATATCTTGCTTTATCAGCGTTGTTAGTAGTCTTTTTTCTATTTCTAAAGTTTGAAGTGCTTCGACCAGCTATAAAGATTGTACCTTTAACTTTATCACCTGCTGTTCTTGTTTTGCTTTTAATTGATTTTAATAAACCGCCTGACCTTTTTAAATTAGGTGGGTTAGTTTGTAAGCCGTATCTTTTACGATCTCTAGCAGTACTCTTTTCATAATCTTTTAGTTTTTTATCGTCGTAAGTTTTCCCTGCTAGGGTATTTTGAACTATTTTAGTTGCGTGTAGCTCAACTTCTTTTGCTAGTTCTTTTTCTACTTTTTTTAATGATTTCTTTGTTCTCTCAGTAAGTTTTAATTCTTTTTTAAGTTTTATCTTCATCTCTTATTACTCGCCATTGATGACGACAATTATATCCGCCTCTATACTCCATAACTGGAAGCCCTTGACCATTACCGCCAGAAGTTTCTAAAGCTTCAATTTCTTTTAGTGTTAGAATTTTACCTATTAAGCTTCGACAAAATGACCTTGTTAACTTGTCATCTGCCCCAAGGTAAATAAACTTAGGATTTTCAAATAACTCTTTAGCTTTTTTAATGTTAATAGCTGAATCAAGCCCACTTAAGGCTGTATCAAATTCTGTAATGACATAATTTGCTGTTCTTGAGTTTAAAGACTCGGTTAAAACACTAAAGTCTGGCGCTTGTCCTGTTAGAATATTTCTTGTTAATGCCTGAGCTAAATCACCTGTGTAAGTTTGGAATCTATTCCTAATTAAGTTTAAATCTGACTCAATTATAACCGCTATTGATTGCCTATCTATATCAGCTAATGGTGGTAATGATAATTGCCCTAAAGTTTCTTCTATAAACTCTAAATCGTCTGCATAACCGTCTTGGATGGTGTTAAAAATATCTTCAAGCCCAGCGCCTCTTAAAGCATCTGGAAGATTAGCTACAACTGCATAAGCGTTTGCATTTTCTTCTAGTAAATCGCTAAAATTAATATCATTATAAATCTGAGAGCTTGCCTTCTCTAATACTCTTAAAACCTCTGACTCTATTAATTTAATATTCTTATCTCGATTCTTTAATTGCTTCTTTAGTATCTCCGTTAACTTGTCCGCCACCTGTTATAAACTCCGATAATCTTTTGTTGACTGTATTTGTTTCGCCTGTCTTAGAATCGATCTCTTTCTCTATTTCCTCTATTTCTTTAAGATTAAAGCTTCTAGCAAGCTTTTTAAGCGTCTCTTTTCTCCAAGTTGGGTACTTGCTTATCTCGTCAAAGAATAACCTTGCATGGTTAACTTGTTGCGCTAAATCGTCTGGATCTAGGTTACGTCCAATTACTATCTTGTCCTCTTCTGCGTTATAATCAACCCCTTGAAACTTGCACATTATTTCAAAAGTTCTGTTAGCTAAAGTTTCTAAATCCTTAGCACAAGTTTCTACTTGTTTTACAAAATCTTCTTTCCCTTCTTTTAGAGTATCAGCGCTTTGACTTGCTTTTGAATCGCTTGGCATGTGTCTAGTTTGATTAAAAGCAATCTTGAAAAAATCATTTAATCTTGTATCTATTCGCCTTTCTAGTGATACTGGCTCTGAAGGCTCAACAACCTCTATATTTCCAACACCATTAATAACAGCAATCCCGCCCTCATTAAGTACTACTGAACCCTCTTTAACGTTTTCACCAAGTATTATAATCCTTTGTATTGACTGAAATAAAAGCTGATTATCATAAGCTGATTCTAAATTATGTTTAGCTTTTAGAACTGGCTTACACTGCTTCATTCTCGTATCAGTAATAGCTTGCGCGAATGGAAGCATATCAATATTTATAACTTTTTCTTCTAAAAGTTTGTATTCTGAACTATCTCCCTTTTTTTCAAAGGTTGAGACAGTTACTTTTTTACCGTCAATCTGATAAATATCAGAAAGCTTTTTAGTTTCTGGCTTACTTAGTAGATCACCAACTTCTATAAACTCGTAATCATAACGTAATGCAATAAGATCGCCGTTTAAATGCTTCCATGATTTAATATTAATAGGTGATATAGTCTTTAGAAAGGGTCTAACCCTTTTACCCTCTGGCGCGTCTACGTGTACTGTTGGTTTTCCGTACAAAACTAAATCTTTACAAACTTTTCTTCTAAAAAAATCTTCAAAGTTTAAACCACTTCCATCTACATTTTTAGCTGTATCTTTTAGTTTATCAACGGCGCTAAAATCATTTTCACCACTAAAGCACATTGCTGTAAAACGATTAACAAAAGGCTCCACTAAGTTAGTGTATTCTGTTCTAGCAAATCTGCTATTCCACATTTTTTGTGATATATCGCTTTTACCTGTTTCGAACTCATGTTTAATTAAAAAGCTAGTATTTACACCCTCGCCAGTATATAAAGTTCTATAGTCCTGCCAGTCGTTAACATGTAAAGTGTAATCGGGGTGATCGTATAATTTCATTTTAGATATTTAAGTTAAATGATGAGCTTTGATTCTGTGCGCCGTACTTAGCCCATGCGTGATATTTAAGAGCGTCGCCCATGTGTGTTATTGTTTCGCCTGATGGTTTAAAGATTTTCTGAGTACCCTCTTTATAAATCGTTCCTACTAGTGACCTCTTTAGCTTTTCTAAGCTTGAAAGAATTAATAGTGCATCTTCATCAAAGCGATCGTTTAAAGCTCCTATGCTTTTATGCTCTACTGGATTGCTTCTAAGCGCATGGATTTCAACGTTAGTAAATCCTAGATCATTAAGATGTTTTTTTATTCTGTCGTAATCTGAGCCATCCGTCTTATGTGACTGTGCATGTCCTGACATGTCGCCATAGACATTTATTTTAGTATTCCCAAATTCTGCTGGATCAAATTTAAGCGCAAAATCTATGCAAGACTCTTTAAGTTTTGTTATGTTGTCTGATATTTCTGCTATGCAAACATCTCGCTTAACTCTGTCCTCGTACTCTTCAAAGATGAACTCCTGAAGCGCTACCCAGCTCATTGGATTAGCGTTAAAATCGAAAGTTAAATCTATTGGTTTGTATGGCGATGCTTTTACTTCTTCTAAATCGTGAATCTTAGGGTTGTAAGCTGTATAGACGTTTCCGCTTACTAGTTCTCTATAATACCCATAGATCCATGAATCAATATAAGCGTGTTGCCCTTTATAAAGCCTATGAATCTTATCTATGTAATCGTCTGGTAGAAATTCCTGATTATCGTAAGTAGTTAATCGAACGTGATAATATTTTAAATCCTCATTATAAGCTAAACGGTCGTCAATTCGTTGCCAACCTGAATTAACATAAGAATCAAAATGTTTTGAATCCCAGTTTAACCCCTGTGGAACTCCTTCAAGCATTAACCATCTAAATTTAGCGTTACTGTCTCTAATACGTGTATCAGCTAGTTTATAGACATCCTCTTTAATACTTCCGACCTCTGATATCATTCCGTGAGAATATTCAGTAGCAACTAATAGATCAGCTCTAGTAGCTGACAACATGTGTATTTCTTGCTTATTAGCAAAAACTATCTTGTGATAAGGTGATTTAATTATCTTATAGTGATAATTCTCAACATAACCAAAGCTAGTTAAAACCTTACGCATCGTTGGAATTAATGCGTTTTCAATAAGCCTATAAACTGGCATCATTGCAAAACTAAACTGTGATTTTCTATTTAGTTCATTTAAGAAAATATGACTTTGACAGAAACCGTGAGTTTTTCCACTTCCAAGCCCTGCAGTACATCTTATAGTACTTATTTTCTTTGCGTTTTCTTCTGTAAATAAATCTTTGAACCACCATTGGAGCTTAGTTGTCTGTGTCGCTTCCTCCGTCGTCATTTCCCCTACCTAGTATTTGTAATACCGTGTTAGGCATTTCAATTTGATGTGTGATATTTTCTTTCCAGCCCATTTGGGTTTTTGCATAAAAGATTGCTAGAGTTGTATCTTCTGCTGTTCTTTCTTTTATTGACTTACCCACTTGCCTATGAGCTTCAGCAATCCCTAGATCAAGCTCTTTCCTGTAATATTTTCTTAGTGTTTTTGCGTCTATACCGATCAGAGTAGCTATTTTTTCTTGTGCTAGTCCGTAACCTGATAATTCTTTAGCTAATTCAGCATTTTTAGCTGTCCATTCGTGTGGTGTTGTATCTGGCATTTTTTTATAAAAGGGAAAGTTTTCTTATTACTCATCTAGACTTAGAGTAGTTTCTTGTTTAATTAAAAGCTTATTACTTTCAGTAAATTGAATAGTAATTGCCTCATCTTCAAAATTAACTTTAATTATATTGTTCTCAACAAAAACGCTATCTGGTTTAAATTGTTTATGAATTTTGACTAATGCGTCTACAAAGTCTTTCTTTTTCTCTTCTTTTTTAGTTTTCTTTTTCGGTGTTTTTACTTCCGTCATTTTCTGTCTTTTCTAGTAAATTAAATCTTATTAGCTCTTCTTTAAATATAGCTCTTGTTTTAGCTAAGATGTTGTAAATCTGTCTTGTTGAAATTTTAAGATCGTCTGCTAAATCCTCTACGCTGCAGCCTTTTACATAATATTGATAGAAAACTTTCCTAGCTCTTTTATCTTTTTCTAGTCTCAAAGTATTTCTATAGACTAGAATTATAGCGGATAGAATATCTAGCC